TGTTTTTCTGTCGTTAGTAAAAAATCAATATCTTCCAGATAGGATTTGGTCATTGCATATGTCAATAAATCAACTGAATTGAAATAATAAAGATCATTTAAAAACAATTGATATTTAATACTAAACATTCCTCCAGAGATTGTGCTAGTATCAAACTTAAATATTTTTTCGACTCCTATAACAGAATCTGGAACTTGAATATAGTTTGAAGTTTCATAAAAATTAAAGGTGGTTGTACCAAAACCAACAACATTTGCAGTTCCAGTTGTTGTTACAATACCTACTCCAGTTGTTCCTGTAGATCTTCCTCTGTTGATATCATCCTCAGTAATTTTATACTTGAGATACATTTTCTCAACCCCATCATAATGCTCATCAGCAACATTTATCTCAAGAACTGGTGCTCCAAGTTGTCTTAAACAATAATCGACAAGTTCTTTTCTAGTAGTAGGTTTTGCCATTAGTATGTACCTCCATCAATAAGTCCAGCAGTTAATGTTCCCGAAACAAATAAATTATCAGAATATGTTGCAACACCAACAAAAGTGGATACTCCTGATACATTCAAATTACCATTAAGATCTAATAAATTTCCTATAGTTGCAATACCAGATACATTTAAATTTCTACCAATTAGATTACCAGATACTGACCCAACAATATCACCAATAACATTTAAGTTTCCATCAACATATAAATCACTCTTAAAAGTAGATACTCCAACAAAAGTTGATATTCCAGAAACATTTACTTTAGTAAGGTTAGTATTTCCACTTACATTCAGTAAGGTTCCTACAGTTGCAATACCAGAGATATTCCAATTTCTTGCACTAGCTTCATCATAAACAAGATCACCATTTACATTAAGATCACCCGCAACATACAAATCTCCACCAGTTGTGGTAATACCTCCAGAAGAAGCAAGAGTCGTAACTCCAACAGACTTGAACGTCGATTGTGCGGTAACTCCATTGAGAATATCAACGGCAGCATTTATATCTACATTAGAAGAGAAAGTTGCAATACCTGCAACCGAAATACTTTCACCAATATGAACTTGTTTTGCTATTCCAATTCCACCATTAATAACTAATGCACCATTTGTAGGTGCGGAAGAATTGGTAGTATTTGAAAATGTTACAATGCCAGCAATACTAAGAGTTGTCGAATCGAGTTGATCCGTCATAAAAAATTTTGATTGGTCAAGGTCCCATACGAGGATCATCCCATCTCTAGTTTTTAGAGTGGAATCTACATCATTTAACGAAATTACACTTGATGGTGGTGCTGAAGCATTGGATAAAACACGAATTACATTCTGAGATCCAATTCTGTCGTTAATACTAGGCATTACCTGGTTACTCCCCCTCGTACTAGTGCTGCACCCTCGACAGCTTTATATTCTTTGCCATAATTTGTAATTTTCACATCAAATACATATCTTCCAGGTTTTAAATTAACTGATAAAGTTGAACCTAATGATACTTGGATAATACCCAAATTTGGGTCAGTAATTGATGATGCAAGAGATACTGCTGTAGTGGATCCATAATGCTTTCTCAACTTTGCTTCAAGAGAAGCATTGGTTAGTATTAATGGGGTTCCGGATCTAGTATCCTCTAATTGAAAAGACGTATCAAAATCATATCCCTGTTCAATCACAATATTTGATACATAAACAGACATTATTTTATGGTGCTAACATACCTTTAGATATTTATATGAATTTGATAGACTAGTTATTTTTGACTAATTCCTTAAGAAGTGTCTTAATTTCTTCAATATCTTTTTTCATATTATTTAATTCTTCTTTCTCAGAATTTTTTCGTTTCACTCTATTCATATATCTATCATACCCAGCACTATCACAATTAACAATTGCTCCAGTATCCTCATCTCTGTAAAGATGAGGATGATCTTTAACCTTTATTAAATTCTTCATGCGAGTGCGATTGTTCTAAGATCACTGATAATCGGTGCATTTGCTTGGTCAGTTCCTGACATAATAATTTTGATCGAATATCCACTAAATTCTCCCAAATTATCGGCACTAAACTCATATTCTAAGAACTGATTAGCAGAACTTGCAGGAACTCTAACATCAGATTTTCCGTTATTTAGAGATGGATCAACAACTCTAAATCCACCATCAGAAGTTGTTTCAAGATTCTCATATCCAGGGAACAATTCAAATTCTTGTTCTATCTCTGCAGAGTCATCTCTAACAAGACTGTAAAGAACTCTAATATCAGAAGAAGCAGGTCTATATGCTCCAAGTATAACTTTCAAGGAAGATGCTGGTTTAGATAACCCAATAGTATCAGAAACATAGATTGCTGAGTGTGGATCATCTAAAATAGAATTGACTCTAGAATCCGAAGAGAAATCGGTAATAGGTCTATTCAAATAATTTGATGCAAATTCAATAGTAGAATCTTCAAGATTTATAATTGGAGATAAGTTTTCATCTGTACTGTTTAATGTGACTGCCGTAGTAAATGATCTTCTACCAGAAACATTATTGAATGCTGGTTGCTGCAATTCATTTACTCTAGAGCACACTATTCTAGTAGATTTTAAATTATTGAAAGAATTTAACTCTACAGGTTCTACTTCATTTAGAAGTTGGAAAGAAGTTTCAGTGCCATTAATACTAGTTCCAGTTGTTGTTCTAACTACGGCACTTACTGAAGTTGAATCGCCAGGTGCCTCAATAAAGAATCTTGGATTTACAGAATTAAACTGAATATTTTCAGTTGCATAGACATTATTTCCTCCACCAACAAACTGTCTATTGAATGATAATTGTAGAGGTCTATCTCCTCCAGTATCTGAAGATCTACTAGTACCATTAGCACTTCGATCTATTTCAATATAATATCCATTAGAGTCAATACCAGTATCAGAAATATCATGAGTTGCATTATTAATTCTTCTTAAAGATACTCCACTAAACTCATATTTTTCAACTTTAGAACCAACTTCATGCGATTCAATTTTTCCTTCAATACCTCTACCAAGATTTCCTCCCAGTTGTCCTGTAGTCGCTTGCGTATAACTTATAACTTCATCTCCAATTTTAACATATCCTGGATTCTGAGTATTGACAGTGAGTCCTTCAAAAGTTTCAAAATCAGTAGAAACTCCAACAAATATTGTACTTTCTTCTGTTGATAATAAACGAGTAGTGAGAGTTGTTGGTGAAATATCAGATTCGACACCAGTTAATGTTAATTTATTATTATTGGCATACATTCCATGATTAAAATGACTTACCTCTAAGTAATTTCCGGAATTTATTCCTCCAACTTCAGTTACACTTGTAATATGAGTATTTCCTAAAGATACAGTAGTTGTATCAGTGTCATAATATATTAAATCAGTCAGTGGGAATGCTCTTGGTGCAGTATTACCCTCACCTTGAACATTAGTCAGATAGAGTGTGTCTCTTCCATTAATTGCATTAACAGTAAATAATGCACCTCTTCCTGTTATATTGCCATTTTCTTCATTATCTATAATTACCACGTCACCAACTTCATATCCAGTTCCATTAGAAGTTCTCGTGACTCCAGTAATTACTCCATTTGTCTGTGCAATAGTTAGTCTTAATCCACTACCTTTTCCTGTCAGATTATCTGTTACTAAATTAGATCCATCACTATAATTTACTCCTCCAGTAGTAATTCCTACAGTATTGACTGGACCACCAGCATATTCAATATAACCATAACTATCTGCAATTGCACCGGCAATTTTTCTACCAGTGTTTAAAATATCAATCAGACCAGAATCTGTGAATGTTGTAACACCAAGAGTAATATTTTTTGGTAAAGCAGTAACTGGATTTGCAAGTAAATTATTTACATATCCATTACTTTGATCTAAAGGTGGATTTCCAAAATATGCAATACCGGTATTTGCAGTAAATTTTGCTTTGTAAAGTTTAAATTTAAGATCTAATTCTTGTGTAGGTGTCCAAATAGATCCATTTTGAGATTTAAACAAACTACCAAGTGCGAATTGCTTGGTATAAACTACTGCTTCTGCGTCAGGTAGAGATTGTGTATTAACAGTTTTCTCTCCCATTTTCGCAATCCAAACTTCATATTGATCCGAAGTAGGTGCAAGTAAAACTACAGCATATTCATTTCCTGGAGCAAGATACTTTGGTTCATCAAATGTAACTCTTGTTGCAGTTTCCCCAGTTGCTGATGTTGCAATTTGATCTGGATACAATGTTTTAGATTCTCCAACTAAATTTAGAGTTGGAATGCCGAGTTCTACTGTTCTTATTTGGACTTCAAGAGGTTCACTACCTGCTGGTTTGTTAGCAAAATAGAGATCCAATTCGGTAAGAACTACACCTTTATCATCACTACTAAATCCATTTAAATCTGGAGCATCAATATCTCTACCAACAACAAATGATTGTGCAAGAGGATCAGATCTCCTTGCTCTCACAACTTCTCGTCTAGTTGTTGTTACAGTTGTTGTACGTCTTACTGTAGTTGCAATAGTTGTCGTTACTGTGGTTTGTATTTGTCTTGATAAAAGAGTTCCAATTGCACTATAAGATCCTTGGCCAGTAGAGATTAACTTACTTCCTGGTAATGGTTTTTCATTCGTAGAACTACTAGTCAATAAGTATGTCTTTTTACCGGTAAGAATTCTTGGATTAGGTGCTGGATTTGTATGTGGATTTTTAATAAAGAATGAACCAAAAAGATCCCCAAAGTTATCGGTTATCAATCTCAAGTTTTTTACATAAGCAATTGCACCACTCGTTTGTCCAACGATCTTTGCACCTTTGGTAACATATCCAAAAAATCTTCCTTGTGCTTCATCTGATAATGAATTTAAATCAATATTTAAAGTTTTGGATGATTGGCTATATGAAGTTGGTAAGTTTTCGGATCTTACATAAGGATTTATATTATATGTTCTTGATGGAGACTTGAAAGGTCCTTCTTTATGATTAGACTTTGCAAGTCTAAAACGACCTATTTCAATACCATCATTATATACTTTTATTGTTTCTCCAGAAGTAAATGAACCTTCTGAAGAACCAGAAGTTTCTAAAGATGTACTATTTGCAATCTCTAAAAGTTTTGGTATAAAACTTACATTACTATGATTATCTAAGAACTGATAATGTCTTGTGAGAGGTTTTAGTGATCTTCCAAAGAAAGAAACATTTCTAGATCTGATATACTGCTCATCACCACTTGAGATTAGAACATCTCTAGATCTTACATTAACTCTAGTTCTAACAGATCTAGATGTTTGTGTAGAAGAACTTGTACTACTTCTCCAATCTGTTCGCTGTCTTCTAAATCCTAAGAAAAATGCAAATACATCCAATCTACTTCTAAAACGAGGTCTTTCATTCTGTATTGGTATTGATACTGTATTTCTAACAGTGTTACGAATTACATTTGTAGTTCTTCTTGTTATATTAGTAGTTGTTGGGTCAAGATATATTGTCCTAATCCAAAAATCATTTTCTGGAGATAATTTTACATTTCCAACATATTCTATTACATGAAATGGATTAACATTTTCCACACGAGTAGCAAGTGGTTGCTCTAACCAATCAATAGAATCATATTTTAGTGTAACAACATTTCCAGTTTTTTGAATATTTGGATCTAATAATTCAAAGTTATCGGTCAAATCCAAATTTTCTTCAGAAATCTCTGATGAAGGTATAATTCTTTGTCTCAAAGAATTGGACAATGTTCTTGGTCTCAATTCACCTTCACTAATATCTGCAGATGTTAGATTTTGATCACTGTTCGTTCCGTCAGTAAAATTATCTACAAAGAAACCAGATTTAAATCTATTATTACCATCTTCATCTTCAATACGTAATGCTTCGGTACTGACCTCCAATAAACTTAGAGATGTAACTCTTTCCAAGTTTTCTATCCTATCCTCAAGTTGACCGATATCTCTCATAGTATATCTTCTATTATCAATCAAATTGATAGAAACATCATCGGGATCATAAAGATATGGTGGAAGTATAATGGTTGCTAATTCCATCAAACTTTGATCATTACTTGGAGATTCTTTTGGATCTTTTGCCGATTCACCTTTACTAAGAATAAGATTTGAAAATTTATCAAGATATAATTTATCAATTCTAGGAAGATAAAAATCAAACCCAATTAACGAACTTTCTCCAGGTTTTAAGTTATAATCTGTAGTAAATGTTCTTGAATTAAAATCAAATGGTGAAGAACTTATTCCCGAATAATTAACAACTCTTGGTCTAAAGTCTAGTGTATCAGAAGCTCTAACATTATTGGGACCAATTGTGGGAATATCATTTAAAAATCTATCAGCATCATAACTTAAAACAGTAAATACATCTCCAGTATCTGATGCAGGAACTATATAATGATCATAAACAACTAACAATCTCTTAGATGGTTCTGAATCTGTTGTTCTAATCAATCTAGAATAATCATAATATTCATTTTTTTGTCCACCGTCAAGAACATAGTTATTAGTTATATTATTATATTTTCCTAATGTAATTGACTGAACGGTAGAAATAATATTAGATTC